GTGGACTCGTCCTATATTTGACGTCTTAGGAGAGTATTATAAACAAACCGACATAGCCAAGATGCTAGAGGAAGGTGTTATTGAAATAAGCCCATTAGCGTACATGCGTGGACGCACATTTAAAAACGCATACATTATCGCAGATGAAATGCAAAATGCAACAGTCAATCAAATGAAAATGCTACTGACCCGTTTAGGAGAAGGGTCTAAGATGGTAGTGACAGGCGATTTGGCGCAAGCAGACCGAGTTAACGACAACGGTCTAATTAATTTTTGCAATCTGCTAACAAATAAACAGCCTAAGCATATTGATATTGTACAATTCGATGCTAAGGATATTGAAAGACATCAAGCAGTTAGGGAGGTGCTTGAAATTTACGGAGATTAAAAAAAAGGGGCTTATTGCCCCTTTTCTACCTGTTCTACCTTGACACCTGATTTGACCAAAAACGTGATGCCACCAGTATCCCGATAAGAGTTCCTATATAGAACACTGCTAATGCCACTTTGGTAGATAAGTTTGGCACAGTCCAAACATGGAGCATGGGTAATAAACATAGTAGCACCCAGACCAGATTCGTTAGATTTAGCCAGTTTCGCAATACAATTTGTTTCCGCATGGAGCACCTCTGGTTTAGTTTTTAATCTAATTTCAACAACATTTTCATCAACGTCTAGCACATGTCCAACTTCATCTTCACAATCGTTATCCCAACCTGCTGGCATACCATTGTAGCCAATACTAATAATTCTATCATCCTTAACTACAATAGCGCCAACATGTAATCGTCGAGCATGACTGAGCTCTGCAAATGTTTCCGCAGTTTTCATATAAGCATCGATTAATCGTTGTTTCATAGATCGGATAATCTAATTAAAGTAGCCGCTAAATTAATTTCTGGATCACTAACTAAAGTATGATCAACTAGCCCTTGCTTAATATGCAAGATAGCTCTGTTCTGTTTAGGTTCATCACCGAAGATGGCCACATTATCATATAGCCATCGATAAATTTCCTCCATCTCTTCTGGACGAGCTTGACTACAAACAAGTTTACGTGCTTCTGTAATTTTGCCTGCCTTAAACAATGCAACCATTTCAATCTTATAGTCTGCTTGCCCAGTATCTCCACGCTCCGGAGTATGTAACTTACCATCTAGACTATTCATTTGTACAGTGTTAATACACTTACGCAAGTCTGGATAGGTTGCTTTGACAAACGTGTCTAATACATCTAAGTCAAACTCAACTGCTTCTGTAATTAGAATTTCGGCAATGCGAGCAGTAAATTCGGTAAGGTCCACTCGTTCAATATGAAACCCTTGGCAACGGCTGTGGATAGCAGGAATAATGCGGTTGGGATAGTTGCAAGTAAGTATAAAACGGGCAGTAGTATGATACTCTTCCATAACGCCTCGAAGAGCCGCCTGTGCATTAGGGGATAAGTAATCTGCTTCATCTAGTAGTACCACCTTAAAGTCGCCAAACGGAATCATTTGGACAAAGTTTACAATTTTATCACGAACGTCTTCTACTGAGTTAGTACGGCTTGCGTTGATTTCTAAAACGTCAAGATCATTAACATCTAGTTCTTTGAACAAAATTTTAGCAAGGGTTGTTTTACCAATGCCTGCGCTACCGCTAAACAACAAATGCGGAATTGATTTTTGTTTAATCCACCCTTGCACTTGTTCTTTTTGATGGGCATCTCGAAATACATATCCATCAATCGTTGCTGGGCGATATTTTTCTACCCACAGTTCTTTCATACAAGTTCCTCAGCAATGCCTAAAATTTCTGCAACTATTAATAGTGCTCCAGCGGCTTGTAAGTATGGGTTCATTTCTAACCAACCGGCGCCGACAAGTGCCAGTCCGGCGGCAATTCTAACACCGCTTTTAATCATGCTAACACTTGTATGTGTAAAAAACTTTTTGCTTTCTACTACGTGTGCGTCAAGAACGCTTTTTGCTTTTTTGATATCTTGTACTGCTTCTTCATGTGTACTCATAATAGTTCCTTATAGTCCTGTTAAAATTACGTGGAGATCCCAACCTAGTAAAGCTGACCAAAGCATAGCCCAACCAATCTTATGATTATCATACGCTTTTTTGGCAAAGTATGCGGCGATCAATGTGCCAATTAGTAATAGTATAAACATGAGATTCTCTTTTTGTTTAGTATACAGGAGAGAACAGGGCTATGTCAAGCCCTGTTTTGCTCAAACGTTTAAATTAACGCATGTGGACAAAGTCTTCTGGATTATGCACAGAACCATGTGATGCTGTGGTAAAAGCACCAGATTCGATTCCTGCTGGTTTTTCATCAGCTGTCATCAGAATGCCAGTTGGATCAACACGCCAGATAGTAAATTTAGTACCGTCGTCTTCTTCAACTTCTAATCCACGAGTCCAGCGTCCGTGTTCTACAAGAAGCCATTCACCAGCTTTAACATCCTTTTGATCCGGGCCAACTGCAAATATCTTACACCAGCGAGGTCTAACACCTTCGCTTTTACCGTCATCGCTTTTGAGTACAATTCCGCCTGCGGACTTTTGCTCACCAAAGTTCATATCTCTAACTAATATATGAGCTTGGATTGGTCTAAGTTTACTTGCTTGAGCTTTCATTCTTTACCTTCAGGATCCATATTAGAAACATCTTTACGTGCTTTAACAGCAGAAGCAGGCACACCTTGTTTTGTTTCGCCTACAACTTCCTCGTGTGTCTTAATGATTGCGCCGCCGGGGCCTAACAAATCACCACGTGCATTTACTCTAATGTTACCAACCGCAACAGTTGTTTCATTTTGCATAGCTAGTTTGTTCATATCGACTATTTTACCGTTTGCACTACGGTGTAGTTGACGTTGTTGTTCTTTCATTGCCATATTAATCTCCTCGATTATAGTATTACTTATCTCAGGAATTCCTGCCAGTCCAAATTATATTTGATAGGATCTATACTGTGTACACCTATTAAATACAGCACATAACTTGCTACCGAGCTTCCCCGTCCTAATCCCCAAACTACACCTTCTTTCGAGCATGTATCTACGAAATATTTAAGCCAGCGTAGAAGATCTAGCATGTTTCTTGCTTTGTACGCTTGTAACTCTTCTTCTAATCTAGTATGTTCTGGATCCCAAGGCGGGCATTGTTCTCTCAACCAATTTTCAATATCAAGAGATTTATAATCATCGGGCATGTTCCAAATGCTTTGGCATGCGCTGTCGTAGTCAGTTATATTAAAATGAGTTTCGTATGGCTCTAAAAATTTAAACCCAAGCTGTTCTTCCAAATTTTTAATAGAAACTGATCGCTCAGTGACTATCAATGTATCAGTGGGTTTAAATTGGTACCCGTTGTAAAGGGCATCAAATAAATCAGTTTCATCAAAAATCGGATTTGAATATTTGTCTAGGCGCATAGCCTATATTTTAACTTACATTAATAAGTTTGTCAAGGTCTTTATTGCGAGAATTCATCATTTTCTCGTATTCAACTTGCTTTCTTTTGCTCATTTCTTCTTTGTAACTATCCAATACCATAACTATTTGTCGTTGGAGTTCAAAATTACGGGCAGTAAAATACTTACCAGTGAGATCGTTTATTTTATTTTCAATCTCCGAATCTTTAAGAAGATGTAGATTATCGATTAACGGATGCATTAATAATCTGTAACTACTGAAATATAAACACTTTCACCACCGTCAAAGGTAAATGCTTCAATAAGTCGAGCACCGTTAGATATAAACTTAATATTGTCACCTGACCCAATCGACGGTGGTGTGCCAACTCCGGCAATAACTTGGTTAGCCAGTGTAACTACCTTAGTTGTCGGATTAATAGCATTAATAGTTGTAATTCCGCCATTAGGAGTTCCACCATATGGCGTGTAAATTACCTGCATACCTACACGTAGATTGTTAACATCGCCTAGTGTTATCGTTGTAGAAGCAACTGGGCTATTTGAAACTACTGGACGTACATAAGTTGCAGGAACAGTGAATTCATCAACTGGTGTTAATTGATCATTTATTCCGCTATTACCGTAATAAATATCCTGCGCTTGGAAACTGTTAAACGTAGCTGTTCTAGGAACAGCAGGATTTTGTGCAGAAAGCAATACTCTAACCACTCCGTATTTTCCAGTAGTGGGCCATCCTCTAAAAGTAAAGTCGATGTTGGCATTCATTACGAAAGATTGGAATGAGCCGTTTTCTAAATCAATATCTTGTCCTACAGTTATAGGAGCAACAGTTGAATATGCACTGGCGTAGAATTCTCTAAATTCTCCGTTAGTGATCTTACTGCCGGCTAAGTCGTTGGTTACAATTCCTCCAACTCCTATCCCGGATTTTAATACTGCTTTAGATTGCAATTCTACAATATCAGAACTAGCCAGGCTTAAAGAGTCTTTAATATTATTAAAGTTGTCTCTAAATCCCTGCGAGTCGTTATCTTGCCCAGCTACTGGGTAAGTGTTGTCAATAAGTGCAATTTTATCTTCTAATGGTGTTGTCATACGGTTATCCTATCGTTTCTAAATACTAGGTATTTATCGGTTGTTTGACCCTCTACAGAATCTATTATGTATCTATCTGCGGTGTAATCTAATAATTTAAAATTAAATCCGCTGTATTTTATGTTTAAAATTATGTCGTCTGCTGTGCCGACTTTGCAATAGCACAGGGGTATTGCTAGTTTGAAACCCAATTCTTGTCTAGTTCCGGGCTGTATACTGCGCATCCATAACGGCAAATAATTACGTTCTTTAGTGCCAACTTGTGAAATCCTGTCTCTCCAGTTGCTAATACTATTTGGATAAAATGTTCCGGGATTTGGATTGCTTACATTATACCCAACACTGTCAACTGTTATAATTGGATCGGGACGTTGACTGTCGGGTGCGGCCACTGCAAGTTTATCAATCTTATCGCCATTGAGTTGTAAATTAATAGATTGTGATACACCTTCTAACGGTCTTCCGAACTGATCAAAGCCTGCAGGAAATCCTCCCTGCCATATAGCCGTGCTGTTGTCAACTGTAATTTTTCTAGTTTGTAACCCGATGTTGTTTAATTGTATCGGCAGTCTTTTTCCGTTAGGCTCCATTGGATCTATCATCTCGATATAGACTACTTCATATACTGTTGTATTAGTCCCGGGTAGTATAGCAGAGGCTTTCTTAACTTCTCCAAAATGGAAACGTTTACGTTTATGATTTAACGCAATAGCCGCTACATATTCTGCGGCAGATTTTTGTTCAATGCCCGCAAACACCAGCATGGATAGTTCTGTCTGTACACCGAAGTATTGATCGTTTGGTCTATAAATGTTACTGGTAGTAAACACATCATTGTCATTGATAAATGTTTGCCACTGTGAGCGTTGTGTAAGTTTTAAAAACGGCCGCACTTTTAGATTGCTGTATACTAATTGATTTGGTGTATTAATTAAAACTGTAAATTCTTTTTTAGTTGAACTTAATCCAAACTGATCTCGAGCTTCTACTGTAAATGTATAAACTCTATCAATAGTGGTTATACCGTTGTCAAAGGTTGTAAAAATTTTAGGAGCAGATGGATTTGCTTGATCAAAAAATCTAGTTAAGCCGATGGTAGTGCCGTCACCAAATTGATTTACTTTGCCTACAATTTCTCCGCTTAAATCTAAACTTAGCCCTGGCGGTAAACTATTTAAATTAACTGTTCCCGGAGATGTATGGTCTCCTTGTGTAGTGCTATAAAAACTTATGCTGTCTGTAGTTGTTGATATAACTTGATGTAGACCGTTGTAACCATTTGGAATTACGTTGGCGACTAACACGAATTGTCCCACTCTAAATGGAGCAACAGATTGATTTTCAAAATAAACAGTTGCGATAGTTCCGTTGCCGCTACCACCTACTGTTTTAAAATATTCTAAGTAATACAATATAAGCGCATTTGGAATAGTACTGGATGCGTTTACGCTTAATGTTGATACATAGTTTGCATCAACCGAACCGAGATTAGTATTGGTATTCCATGTGATAACGCTGTCGATCTCACCGATAATATCAATTGTAAATTTTCTTGCAGATTTAACAGTTTCTGTATTGTCACTCAATCTCTTGGCTGTGACTGTAAATGTATATGTTTTAGTAATAGCAGGCTGGTATGGAACAACTCCATATAGCTCAGCTGTAGGAATATCAAATGATAATCCTGGCGGTATAGTACTTAACGAACCTATGAAGAATTCAATTCCGTCCGGAATACTAACTGTTAAGTTTTCAGTTAACGTTAATCTATAACGACCATTGCCTAATGATGCAACAAGATTAATTTGATACACTTTACTAGTGTCCACACCGCTAACAAAAATCTCATTGGCAAATGTTAAATATTGGCCGTATACCGGAGTACTACTTGGGTTAACAATAGTAACTTTATTGCCAAATTGAACATTATCGGGTTCGCTTAATCTTAAAGTTGCTGTAGTAATATCAGCATTTACTTGTTCAAAATTATAAATTACATTTTCAGTATCGTATGTGTCAAGTACTAGAGTAACATAGTTGTTGGCTCTATAAGTTCCTAAATCACTAGCAGTGAGCCAAATAGGTGATCTTAAGTAAGTTACGTCAGCAGTAAACAATCCCTCGTCTAACACGCGAGTATTGTCAGCGCGGAAATAATCATCACCTACTACGTAAATTTTAAAAGTTCTTTTTATAACACTGTCACCGTCTGTAACGGTAACTGTAAATTCAAAAATACGATTTAATTTTTTAGGCTGTGCAGTAGCAATACTATAGTCATAAAATACACTGCCATAGAAAAAACTGTCATAACCATTTGAGGGCCTTACTGCAAAATCGTAAGCGTAGGCATCGTAATAACTATTGTCAAAGGTACCAGTACCATCTTCTGGTCTTAGGGCAATTGAAGGTTGTATGAATCCTGTGATTTTTCCTGAATCAGTTAATACTAATCCCGGAGGTAGTATGCCGTCGTCGGCCGCAATAAAATATGTTAGGGCTTGTCCAGCAGTTGTATCTTGATCAAATGCTTGAATTTGATAATCGACAAATGTACCATCTAAGACAAAAAATTGTTGATATTGACCAATTGCCAGTGTGCCTGCAGGTGTAGTTATAACTGGTACATCTGCTCCGTCAACACTTATTTTATAAGTGCGATCGGAAAATTGTCCTGTGGAGTTTCTGGCACGTATGCAGAAATCATAATCTGTAATCCTACTAACTTCAAAAGGTGTTCCTACGATACTATTGCCTTGAATAGTTAATCCTCGAGGTAATGCTCCGGAAATAATCTGATAAGTAACACCGCTATCGTTACTCGTTGGCAAGCTAAGGCTAATTGTAACCTTTTCTTGAACTAGTCCAAATGAGTAGCCGGAAGGCTGTGTCCATACATTTAATGCCATACATTGTCCCGTTTTAAGTATTTATGGCAAAAATACTTAATTGAATTGGCCAAAATCTAAATTATTGTTTGGGTATGTTATACCAGTAAAATAGCCTAAATCAAGAGATGACCCAGTAGTGCCGTTCCATCCAGCTTGCAAATCCTCTCTAATACCGCCCATGTCTACCGACACGCCGTTTGACACTAGTAATAGTTCTAGTAAAGAATTCATTATAGGAACGCTAATTCCAAAAATAGGAACATTAATACTACTAGTGAATCCTGCAGAATCGTCTATAATATCAAATCCATTAAGATTTAAATTTCCACCTAGTACAGGATCAGTATCACTTTCTACTTTAGCAGTTGACTCTAAATTAACTGTAGTAGAATTTTGAGTAATTGCTACAGTATTATCTATACTTGTTAATGTTCTAAATTCTAAATCTAGGCTATTGACATTTTTTTGAGCAAATAATTTACCAATATTCCCAGTTGTAGGTCCTACGTTAGTTGCACTAGTGTCAAGGATATTATTATATACTTGCAAAAAGTTTGCATTTACTTTTTCAAAGGCGGTACGTAAATCGTCACCGGTTCCGTCGTTTGCGTATGATCCTAAATTAATTTCTTGTCTGGCCATAATATGTTCTCTTTAGTATATTTATCGTTAAGTTGGGGTACCCCACGCTCCGCCACTTTGTTGCCAAGCACCGTCTGTAAAGATTAAAGTACAGATGCCACCAATATTATCATAATAACTATCATCAGAATTGTCGTATACGCTGAATGGCGACAACGTGCCAACGCCTATATTACGACTATTGGCAACTAATACACTTACGTTGGCCTCAACAACACCATTTTGTGCCACTAGATACATGATCTGCCCTTCTACACCGTTGGCCAGTGTGTAAACACCGTCAGTTAGTTTGTTGACGGATTTAGTTAGGTCTATGGCTGTGGCCACAACAATCTCAGACACTGCTCCCACTTTGAGAACCATGTCAACTGTGCCACCAATGTTGGAAGCCAGTACTGTGGTCAATATATCTCCCACTGTTCTGTTACCCGCAGTGTCTACAATGTTGCCAAATACTGGATTGCCTGCGCTGGGGAAATTGATATCGCATGAAAAACCAGCGATAGAAACGCTGTATGAGTTGACCCAACCGGCGTCATAAGTGGGTTCTATAGTAAACCCTGTTACCAATCTGGTGCCTACTGTGGCTGGAATAGTGCCAGTCTTGGCCACTGTGGTGATACCAGTATAAGCAGTGGTCTGTACTGTGCTGTTGGGGAATGTTAATCCGCCATCTGGGGAAAATGTCCATTCAGACTGGGCAAAATTGCTGTTGGCTTGATTGCCCAGAACATTGTATTGAGTCAATATAAAGTTGCCAGAGCCGCCGGCCACACTTATAACATCACCGTTGACATAGCCTGTGCCGGGATTGCTTACATCAACACTGGTCAATTGACCCGCTATGCCATAGCCAAAGTTCACTGTCATTCCAGTGCCGTTGCCAGTTGTTGTTGTTGTGGCCGGTAGCGGATCGTCGCCAGTATATCCACTGCCTGGGTTAACGATAGTACAAATATTAAATTGTCCCCCGGCTGTCAATGTCACGCCGCCCAACTTACTCAATTTACCGTTTGTGCCAAATGTCCATTTGACATCCGCAGGGTCATCAGCACTGATAACAATATTGCCACCGTCGGCTTCAATCTTAACATACTGATCATCATCACCCAAGAATAAGTCAACTGTAGCAGGATTGCCCGCGGTGATGTGTATGTGATCGTCATCGTTAAATGTTGGATATATTTTCACTGCCATGTCAGGATTGTTTCCTAAGCCAGCATATGGTGTTAGTAAAATACTGTGACCGTCGTTGGCATAGGTTTCACTGATAACGCCACCTTGTGGCAATGTTATTGTGCCCGCTGTGTCAAACTCCCAAACCTTATTCACAGTATTAGGAGTGGTTATTTGTATTTTACCGTTAGTGGTAGTGCGAACATTGTGATCGTCAGTGCCCAAGAATATACTGGTCTCTGTCAAATCACCTGTGGTCAAGTGTAAGTGATGCTCACCTTCAAAGGTGGGTTCGTCACCGTTGATCAATACTGATTCAACACCTGTATTATTAGGGTCGTAGTTGTTGTCTTCAGGTGATACACGCACTCTAAATTCATAAGCATCACTGTCTAATGTAAAAGTAAAAGTACCGTCACCGATGCCATCCAATGTCACTGTACCCGACATTGTTGTGGATATGCCGGCACCTTCAGGCACAATCCACCAGTAGAGCGTTTCATTAGTACGGGTTGGATCATACACATTAAATTCAACAGTATCAGACACTGCCCAAGTAATGTTATAGGTGGATAAGTAAATACCGTTTTCTGTGTTTGAGTACGAACCACCGCCTTTGATCACCAACTTCTGACTGGCCACATCTGGGTCTGCTGGTGTAAGTTGAATAGTTGGATTGCTGGTAACATACCCTTCTGTGATAGTACCGCCCTGAGGTAATGTTAAAGTACCAGTTGATTCTAATATCAACTGATTGCCGTTGTTAACCAAACTGTTGTTGCTACCGGGTGCTGAATACAGTGTGCCTATTAGGAAATTACTGCTGTCAACGGCTGGTGTAACAGTGGCCACGGTTATGTTTGAAATATTGTCAGTGTTGGTCTTATCTGCGTCGACCACTGTGATGTCGCTGGCTCCTGTGTTTAATATACCAGTAAGACTTGAGGCTTTGAAATCCCATGCGCCCACTGTGAACAGGTCGCCTGCGGCAGGTAACTGTGCTATTAAAGCACGGAAGTCACCTGGGTCCGTGTCTGGCCCAAAGCCACCGGCAAGTGCTACATAATCTTGTTTGACCGCTAGGTTACTTCCGCCGCCTTGACTAGACAAGAAGTCGGAACCACTGATTGAAAGCGCATCTGTATTATCTAATAGTCTTTGCCATGCTACTGTACCATCTAGATTATACTTGGCCACTACACAGGAAATGTCAATAGGATCACCGGGCCCTGGATTGGGCACAGTTGTAGTGAAAAGTGAACCAGACAGATAAAGTTTGTCATCAGCACCAACCACTATGCTGGTAGCAATTGATCCACAGTCGCCCTCTACACGACGACTCCACTGTTTGACACCTGCACTGTTAAATTTGACCAAATTCATACAAATACCGGGTACAGTAGGCTCGTTGGCTTCGTATTGTCCGCAGACATAGACGTTACCCTCACTGTCAATGTCAGCATCTGCTCCAGTACTGTCAAGGCCTGCGTCAAACAATATGGCCTTTTGCCACTGTATTGCTCCTGCGCTGTTGTACTTGACCACTAGCATGTGGTTATCTTCACTGCCTGCCGTAGAGGATACACTGGCCACGTTAACAATCATGTCGTCAACGCCATTAACTCCGCCAAACGAATCACCTGGCAGAGTCATAATTGTATCACCAATAGTTCTGTTACCTACCGGGTCAGTTTTAATAGTAATTGCGGGTACACCGTCAGTTACAATTATGTCAAATATTATGCCTTGATAATTCTGGTTAATACCGTTGCCACCTCCGTATTGAGTAGTCCAGTTGACATTACTGCTGGGTGCTGTGACTACTGTGGCTACAGCATTGGTACTGCCAAGACCCAGTTGATCCATGTAACCCACGGCCACTACTTCACCGCTAGGTCCCACTGCCATGCCGTAGGCTTCTTCGTCACCCTGCCCGTCTAGTTTTTTTGACCAAATGATTGAACCATCTTCAGCATCGACTTTAGTGGTTGTCACATAGCCAGTGTCAGCGCCAGCGACAGCGTAACCAACCATGACGGGATTTCCGTCCGATGCTACATCAACTACCTGGCTGTTACTATTAATGCTTACGCCAAACGCATAGGTGTTGCTCCATTCAACTGAGCCGCCGCCGGCAATTTTAGTTAAAGTGGACTTTTGCTGTCCGCCGTTGGCATTTGTTTTTCCCGCTACATAGATGAAGCCACTAGTTAGATCTACGGCCAGGCCCCATCCATCTGTTTCGTAGTCTGTATCAAATCGTGTGGTCCAAATTCGTGTGCCAGATGCGGTGTACTTGCCCACTGAATAATATGACCCACCTTCTTCCACACTGTGATAGAAAAGAGCAATCACGTTGCCAACACTGTCATATTCTACACTCAGTGCTATCAGTGGTATATCTTGTAGAGGATTTGCTGACTCAAATGTCTGTACCCACGTGTTGAGATCGCCGCCCGTGTAGGCTGTGGTCTGTATGCTACCATCTGGGAATGTCACTGAACCGTTGGCGTTTAATGTAAATTCTTGAGTGCCGTTGATTAATTTATTTGTAGTAGTAGTAGCAGTACTATAAGAGTCGATGTCGTCGATGTACCCGCTGTCTGGATTGTTGTCGTCAGTAAATGCGTCCGTTTCGGTCCAAGTTGCTCCGCCGTCAGTTGATATGAAGAATTCTTCACTATCATTGCCCACATAGAATATGCCATTGCTGTAGTGTAGAGCATCAATGTATTGTCCGTGACTCCAAGTGATGGTTGCTGTGCCTGTGAACGCTGACAAGCCTGTGGTGTCAAATGGCATGGTCAAGGCAAGGTCGGTATATACTTTGTTGTTATTGTCGTCTATATAGTATGTGCCATTGTATGCTGTGACTGAAGAACCACTAACAAAAAACTTTTCAGGGGTGTTGCTTGCTGACTCACCTGTAAAAGTAATCACTGATTCAACAGCACTGGTCCACGCTGAGATAGTGGCTGTGTAGGGTTTGGGAATTACCACTGTTGGCGTGGCAGCAGTGGCAGGCCAACGCATGATCTGACCATCCCCGGTGCCTATCACAATAGTTGATACACCGTTGTAGTCGCCCACAACTATTTCTGATGGATCGTCGCTATATCCTAGGGCCGCTTCAAATATATCATCTAAATCCTCAAAGTCAAATAGCGCAAACGAACCCACTCGAGGATCTTCATTTGCGTTATAGTACCAGTCTTGGTCATCGTCAAAGACATGCCATCCTCTAAATCCGGCAGCGGCTGTTTCTACCCAGATCACATGTTCATAGTCATCTGCCTGATCAACAAGAGTTGTAGCGTCTAATGCGTCTGTGATGTTTTCAAGGAAGAAACTGCCTAACTGATTTTCGTCTGAAACGATGAAAAATCCCAGAGCATTTTCAGCGATGTCAGTAAATTCAACATCACCGGGATCACTTTCTGATAGAAGTCCCTGGTCAACATATGAACGAGTCCAGGTAACGCCATCACTGCTGTGTAGCAATAGTGGAACATCGTCACTGCCTTCACCCCCTTCCACATGCCCAACTGCTATGTATTTCCCAATACTGCTGAAATATTTTACTTCATTGTAATATTCTACTACACCCTCACTGGGTGCTACTTCTACAGGAGTAGCGTTGTAAGCAGTGGCATACCATAGTGATTCACCGCTGCCAACAGTTCTGTCCGCAACATAAACAATATTGGTAGGACCAACTGCCACCTTGTCAATGTTATCCATTATGCTGGTATAAGGTGTCCAGTTTTCACCATCTGATGAACCGTAAACAATACCATTGCTGTGTACGGCAACATATCTTACTATTGTATTACCGCCACTATTCTGTCCAGTGTAGGCTGTGGTTTGTATTGTGCCATCTGGGAATGTAATATCACCATCGGGCCCAAACAACCAGCCGTGATCTGCACCAGCCATATCAGTTCTAATATATAACCCCGGAGGTGCTCCACCGTCGTCA